CTACAACAACTACCACAGCAGCTATTGCGATTGTTGCAACTTCTTCTGCTCTATTAGCAAAGCCGCTTGCCGACTTGCTTCTAAAACTGATAAAGCCGACTGTGAAGAAGGCCCAGAAGAAACTGCTTGACGCACTTGGGAAGAAGACGAAGACCGAATCGGTGCGTGAGCGTGTCCTTGCTCAGCGTGATCGGAACCGTGCGATTCTTGCTTTACGGCGGGCTTTGAAGAAATAGGAATTGAATGAGTATGTTGTGGAAGATGTCCTGGTGGATTAACCAGAATTACATCCTCACATACCTTGAAGTACCGTGATTTCGGATGAAACATAATACCTTCCTTTTTTAAATTTCCACAATGTTTTAATCTTCCGATCTCAAAATCTAATCGCTTTGTAGCCAATATCTGTTGCTGTATCGCAGTCTGTGTATCAACTGCTGTCTTGCATCGGTCTTGTAATCCACTATCCAAAGGAATAGATAGCGTGGCAGACAGGCCAAAATTAACGTTATTCGAATTCTTTTGCCCAGTGCGCACAGGAACTTGGTACAAAACATCTCCCGGATTTAACAAATTTCCATCATCATCTGCTCGCATGTCATACACATTATCCAAATAATGTGATTCATACGGAACTTGCCAAGAACTACCTGCCGTCACAAAGGGAGTAACGTTCAGCGTTGGTCCTTGACAGCTGATCCCATTTGAATAGGTGTTGGTGATGTAGGGTCCTTGTAAAACCTGGATTGCCTGGTTTGTAACTGAACCGCTACTGTTAGCAATAGGATTAGCAGTTGCAGAAACACCACCGACAGTATTGCTGTAAGCCGGAGAAGAAAATAAGGTGGCACAACCTATTGCGTAAAGATAGACGTGGTTTCTGTGACGCTTTGAATCTCGGTGGTTCTTTCGATCACCGTGTGGTTCGATAACCCTGCACCTTGGTAGGTCTCTGTGAACGTGAAAGCGCCGCCAGGTGTTTGCAACGACCAGTTGGGCTTGTTTTGTAAATCCAAACCAGTCCATGTGCTAGTGACTCCGTTCACCGTATTGCTGTTTCCGGTAACAGCCCCTGGTGAAATACTAGCTCCTGAATGTTTAATATTGGTACCAGTCACGGAATACTGAAAACCCGTGTTGTAGTCCATTGAGTTAATAACTTCAGAAACTTTTGTCGTTGTTTCTGTTCTTGACGTCATCGACCCCTGCTGGAAGTTGGGCACCACCGGAACGCTATACGCTGACTGAAATAACCCATGAAGAATCCCCAGGATTAAACCTAGTCCGATACCTTCTTGTAAGCGTGTCATCTATCGCACAGTCACTTCGGTCACAAATTGTCCGATCGCAGTTGTACCTGCGCCACCAGGGGTAATCGTAGTAATACCAGCCGAATTGATCACGCCACTTAAGGTGCCAGCCACACCGCCCGCAGTGGTAGTCACCGTTCCGTAAGCAGGTAAATTAGACACAGTGCCAGTGGAAACAGAGACACCACTAGGAATAGAATCACCGTATGTAAAGGATTCTGAAAGAGAAAAAGCAGATCCTGAGGTCGAAATTCCATAGCTACCAGCTCTTAAGGTTGCGGCAGCCGTAGCACTTGCTGGTGCAGTCAGGCCACCCATGGTCGATACACTTGCGTTATTTCCTGCAACAGAATAAGTACTGCCAATGCGCGTTGCTTGTGTGGCAGCAGCGTCAACAGTGAGTTGTACCGATGAACTCATTCGATGAATAATATCCGCTTGTGCAGCACCAGGAGCCAAACTTAACGCTGCAGCTGTAGCCAAGATAGTTTGGGTTTTCATTACTTATACGTTACTTATACCCCAAGTTTACCATTGGGTAAAATTAGGATTGGGGATCATATTGAACAATGAAACTAGGACCTAACCCAAAAGAATTAACTGAATACCTAGGTAGTTTAGTTCCAGTAGGTGTCCTCACTTGGGCCTTGGCAGTTTTAACTGCAAGCTACCTTGGCATTGCGACTAAGATTGATGCAGCTTTTATTTCCTCTTTGGTAACAAGTGTCCTTGCTGTGTACGGCATCTCTAAAAAAGATGACAGTAAAAAAGGCACTACAATAAAAAAAGTTACCCCAACCGAAGGTAAGGGTAAAGAAACGTCTCCAGACCAAAAGTTCACTGCTCCAAAGATCCCATCACCGGATAACGGAAATGAAAAACAAAGCTAGAGACAAACAAATTAAAGTGAACGTTTGTTGGGAAACAGCAGACGAACGCAAGTGTCACACGTTTAATAAGGATGAAGCCTACGCATTAAAAACCGCCATCGAAAATGACGGCGGTACAGTGTGGTGGTTTAGTCCTGTCGAGTGATCACTCTTTAGGGAACAAGCCGTTCTTGATAAATAACACGGCCTGGTCATCGATAGTGTTGTCGGTGCTTTCCGCCAGCTTGGTGAGAAGATCTACGATCAGTTTCTTAACTTGTGCGGAATTTAAAAATGCAAACAGGACAGGACGAATTAAAGCAATCATTTTGTTAACGGTATAGTCTCACTTATTCTACGTATATAGGACGATAAATAAGAATAGATTTTGAGGCGTCAATAGCACTAACCTCCAAATCTTCATGTTTAGCAAACCATTTCTTCCAAACTCGATACTGTTTATCGGCCGCAACTGATTCACAGTAGATAAGAATGGCATCCCCTGGGGGAATCTCAGTCATCCATTTACGAACCAGGCGGATAGCAATTGCTTGTGTCTTATTGCCATCCTTACCTGTCAAATTCGTATTCAGACGTAATACGGATCTTCTCCTGTTCTTCTTGTTTAGCCAATCGTTGATCTGCCGATGTGACTTGCCGATTGCCATGCTGGCAAGCCAGACGCACCTTCCCCGCATAAAAGTCCACGGGAGCAAGCGCACCTTCAAGATCTGGTTGTGGTCTAAAAAAGTCGTCGAAATCTTCCTGGTCCGTCGTGTACGCCCAGGTTTCTTCTTCACTTGCCATTAAACGTCGTAAACTTTACACATTGGAGCAGAAGGATTGTGCTCGCAGTAACACTCTACACAAGTTACTTCGCCTCTATCACATGGACAGGAAGACTTTTTACCGAAGAGATTCTTAAACGCTTTAAAGACTTTTTTCATGGTCTTGTGGCAAGTGGTACAAGAACTTGAGGGAAGGGGTTGTCGGGTGTGTGTTCCCGATCCCAGGCAGTTTGCCATTCCGACAAGGAGTGTTCATGTTCAGTCGCACCAGTAAATCCTGGCCCTAAGTCACACTCAATTGCACTTACTTCAGCCGTATCTTCATAAAGAATCCTGGAAAAATCCTCAAGCAGAAGTAACGGAATCGGATCTGCAATTTCAATAACTATACCAACAGCATAATCAATTAATTCATTGCGTGTATTTGAAATACACAACATATAGTCACCAGGCTCTAACGTGAAATACAATTCGTTTCCACGGTCAAGACGAGCAGCATTAAAGGTGTTATAAAAATCTGAAGTAGCTCCCATAAAGGAACCTGCGTAAGGGTATGCAACGTTACCGTCACTATCCCTGGTAGCAATACTGTCTTCCTGAAATATATTTCTTGCTTGTATTGGATTGCGATTTAAATCATATGCGGACAGGTTTATATGTTTCGATCGATCACCACCTTTAGCTGTAATAATCCAGCCAGGTGTATTTAAAGTAAATTTGAACCAGTGGTTATAAGTATTGCCGCCATAGCCACCCTGGACTACCTGGTTGGTTGGCCCAAGCTTTCCACGGAGATATCGAACCGAGGTCTGTGCAAATGAGCCAATTGGAAACGGATCACGGGATGTCCGCTGTCTTTGGCTCAATTGGTTACGGGCCATTATTTATAATTATTTGTCTATCCTTCATCATAATCTGGGGCATCTTTAACACAAAGAGGATGTGCAATAGTCGGTTTGTATTGATTTTGCACTACTTCCTGTGCCTTGCCGAGGAGTCGGGCACGACTCATAAGCATTAGTTTCTCCGCTTCATATTTTGTACAGAACGGATGGATACGTTTTGGTGGCATACCTGCGTTCCAAGTAGACACCATATGTAGTGGGTTGCCACACCAAGGGTTTCCGCAGACGCGGGTGACAAACATCGAGCCGACATCACCCCATGCAGCCTGGTAAATAGCCTTATGTACATTTACTTTTTCAGCTTTGTTATCCGTATAAATAGCTCGGTAAGAAGGCATGCATATTCGCTTCGGGCTTTTTACACCTGGTAAATCGATTTCCCAACACTCATTTATATCGGATACCCTAATTCGCTTCCAAAGTTTTTCATATTTAACTTTGTATTCAGGATCCATGTAATTGATATCAAACCCACAGATGTTCGAGCGAATCTTAAGAACGCAGTGATAACACCAGTGGTGTGTCATGTCCCGAATTGTATGTCCATGTGGACAGACGAATCCCCTGTAGTATCCATGTTCTCGGAGTTCTTGGTCACTGAGAAGATGAATGTCCCGGACGTAGCGGAACTGAGCTTCGCTCACGATGTTTGCCATGTCAGCTCCAGGGATCCAGGTAGTGTCGTTGTGGTCGCATGATGTGACTGACTATCAGCCGTAGACGGTTGTCTTTTTCGGTATTCAGTTTTTCGTGGACGACGGCATGGTTATCTGGGCATTCTCCAGTGCGTAGGTAATAGACAATCCGATGTGCATGAAATACTTCGTTATCAATAGAAACTAAGTAATGACCAGAAACTTTATCTTTTCTTGTTACAAAACGCTCTTTTTCTGTCCAACGGAGTCCACTCGGGTGCTCATCAGTCAGCTCTAGGAGTTCCTCGATTCGCCAGAGGGGAGGCATCTCCCGGTAGACCCGTGACATAAAACACACTATGAGAGAGATTTTTTCTATGTCTAATATAAATGGCATTTTCGGAAAAGTGCCATGTTCATAGTGTGTTTTTACTGTGTCTCATGAGAAACGCTATAAACAGGACACTTTGCCCAAAGTGCCACCTGCATTACCTATAAAAGAAAATACGTTCATAGTGTGTTTTGTGCACCGCAAGGCTCTTGGTTTGGTCTCAACCTAAGACTTATAGACCATAAAAAAGCCTCCCGCTGGGGACGGAAGGCTCGGATGGGTC